TGGTCGAATGTCAAGTTCTCTCGTAAGTAGTTCATCTAGTCTTCCTTAACTTACTTGCCACCGATAAGTGATTTCTTATCAGCTGCTGCTTCTGGCTTGCCTTTTTTCTCTGCGCCATGCCCTGGTTGTGCTTTTAATGATTTAGAAGCCTTCCCGCCTGGTACATTAATATTGCCGCCGTCTTGGTCTTTTGGACTTGCGTCACCTAGACCAGTATGATCGCCACCATTTTCTTCTGAACCTTGGTTCAAATTACCAGCAGTGCCGCCCATATTATTTGGGTTAGCTATAGAGCTTTTTGTATTTGCTCCATTGTCACCCATTTTAGCTGAAACTTTCTCTACGTATTCACGCATTTCTTCTCCAGCTGTTTTCTTTGTTTTCTCTTTAACTTCTTCATCTGATGCTTCGTCTACTTCTTCATCTGATGCTTCGTCTACTTCTTCATCTGATGTTTCAAAAGCAAATGCTTCTTCAGGCTCTTCTTCGCCGTCATCTGCATCCATGTCTGGCTCATCACCACCCATGTCGTCTTCTCCGCCTTCGTCATCGCCAGCCATCATTTTTTCAAATTCAGCTTTTAAGTCGTCTAGTGCGTCTTCTAAGTCTTCTACACGATCTTCAACGCCTGCATCATCTTCTGCATCGCCCATATCGTCATCGCCTTCTCCGCCTTCGTCGTCCATGCCAAGATCTGACATCATGTCATCAGTTGCATCTCCGCCCATATCAGCTGGATCAGCTTCAACTTCAAATTCATCTAAGTTAAAGTTTTCTTCTACTTCTTCATCAGTAGCTTCGTCTACTTCTTCGTCGGAAGCTTCATCAACTTCTTCATCAGTAGTTTCGTCTACTTCTTCATCGGAAGCTTCATCAACTTCTTCATCAGTAGCTTCGTCGACATCTTTGTCGTCTTCTAAAAGACCTTCATAAATGTCTCTTGATTTTTCTACCACTATTTCGTGGAATAATTTTTCTGCCGCTGCCTTGTCTTCGTTGACAAGTAGTTCTAGCATTTGTTCGAATTTATTGCGATCTGCCATTTTACTCTCCTATAATAATTGTACATACCGAATGGGTATGGGCTGTCATAATATATTTACTTTATTTGCAGAAATGTGGGTACATATAGGCTCAAAACGAGCCATTTTGCTTTTTTTACTAGATATTGAAAGAATTTTTGAAATCCCTTATGTGCATAGTAGTTACATTGTCTATATTCGATAGCTCAGGAGGAGTAAAAAAGTCTTCCCCTAACACTCTTATATATCTCTTTTGTGGATTATTTTGACAAGTAATCATTGTTTGTTTAAGCCAATTTCCGTAAAATGTTGCCTTTTCTGTAGCTGCCTTGTAATTTTGTGTGCCTGCATATATGTTGTTAACTAATGTGCCTGTTCCTTCAAAATCAAATCCTAATATATAGACAGTATCATGAGTTGTCATATCAGATGCTAACCATAATGCTGTTGGTCCACTACTCCATCCTTTTGATGGTTGAAAAAAGTTAAATCCTGTCATCTCAGTGTATGCCCTATTAGGATTTGTCCATGTTTCAACTTTATGTTGTATGCCTGCTTTATTAAGTTCTAAAACCATTTTAGTATCTACTGCTACTAAAGCATCTGGCATAAAATCTCTATATATTGCATTACAACCATATATTTTACCTAATGGTTTTAAACTATGTAAGTTTATTGGGGTCCTACTAGTTCCGTTTCCAATTACAAACGCAATATTTTTATTCTTTGGAGGAGTAACAACAACCTCAGGTTGAGATTGCAATATAACAGGATGTTTCTTATTTTTAGATTTATTCTTTCGAGCTTTGCGTTGCTCTTTAGACTCGCCAGCAATATACTTTTTCATTCATCGTACTTTTAAACAGTTTCGGAGTTGGCAGCAATGCCATACATTTGTTTTACAAATTCTAATTCTTTCTTAGATTCTTCTTGATGTAATTCAGATGACTTTCGTATCCTATTAATTTGAAACAATTTTAATCGAGTCTTTCGTGTATCAGATTTTTTCATAGGGGAGTCGTCGTAGTCTGCCTCATAGCGTTTATCCTCTATAGGCTCAACTGTTTCTTTATCAAAATAAAATAATTCACGTAGTATCATGTTAGTATTTATACCGTTTGGTCCGTTGTTGCTGGTGAACCTAATTCGTCACCCGTTACTGTTGCAGGAGCTTCTCCTGCACCTCCGTCTAATGGTGCAGCACCATCATCTGGGACTTCGTCTTCTAGGCCGCCCATATCGCCGCCCATAGTTGCTGGACTAATTCCAGCATCTCTCATTTCAGCTCCAGCTTCACCTGGAATTGGATCTAAAGTTTCGTCATTTTCTTCGCGCCATAATCTTTCATTTTCTGCAAGCTCTTCATCTGACATACCTAAGAAACGTTTAAGTGCAAATCTATTTGACATATAAGGTATAGCTGCCATTTGTGAGTATGTTGGTACACGAGCGTTGTCAATTTCTGCTTGTCTATAACTTGCAAAGTTTTGTGGCGGTTGAAATTTAAGATCAAACATAGAAGTATCTATATTAATACCTCTTTCAAGCAAGTAACGTTTAAACTCCTGATCAAACTCTTCAACCATTAAATTTTGTAAACGTTCACAGTAGGTGTTAAATCTTAGTTCTTGTATGTATGCTGTGCCGACTCGTCCATCATTGTATTGAGAAGAACTGTCGTCAGCCCCGGTTGGTAGATAGCTGCTAGGGATTCGTAAACCACGTACGAGCTTATTAGTAAAATATCTAAGGTCATCAATTTCGCCTAAGTTAGTTCCGCCTGGCAGTGTTTCAACTTTTGATCCTCTACCTTCAGCAGTTTGTGGAAAAAAGTAATCTTCGTTAATTGACAAAGGGTTGTATGAGCTGTCTATGACATTAGTTCCGCCCCCAGTCTGCGATGGTATACGTCTTTGATGTATTTCCGTCTTAACACGTTCTACAAATTGCATAGCAAGGTGTGATGGCATGTTACCCACATCAACATAGAATACTCTTCTTTCTGGTGCTCGTTGTACACGATATATAATAATCGCATCTTCAAGTAATTCTTTTTGCTTGTAAACTTTAAAAATTGTTTCTAGTAATGAATTACCAAAAGGATAATTGTTATCTAACCCTTCTGATAGGCTTAAATGCACAACATGTTTTGCATCTATAGTAAGTTCACCGTCATCAGTAGTAAATCTACTTCCGCTGGCTGATGCATTAGGTTGTCCAATTTGTCCTCTTCCGCCACTAAGTGTACTTCCAGGACTAGATCCAGCATTTCCAATATTTCCATTTGTTTGAAACGGAGTAGTTGCAATGCCATCTCTAAAATTAAAATTAATATTTTTAATTACATATTGCTCAGGAGTTTTGCCTTCTGACTCATTAACAATAATACGTACTACGTTTGCAGGATCAACATGAAACCATTTTTTAGTTTCTGGATCTCTTACAAAAAACTGATCTCCATATTTAAATACATTTCTTACTGTACGGAACATCTTAGTTTCAAAGTTTTGTAATTTTGCCCATTGTAACAAATACTGGCCAATAATTTTTATTTCGCTATTTGTAGCTTTATTTTTATAGTCAACAATAAACGGAGTGTTGTTACCTTGATTTTTTTGTGTACAAAACTCAGCAAGGATATCAAGTGCAGCATTAACTTCACTATCTTGATCCATTTGATTATATTGTCCGTAGCGTTCAACACGATTAGGACTACCAACGTATACATCTGGCAAGTAACTTGAGTAATTAGATTTAGCTGGGCCTGCAAGGTTTCCACTGCTACGTGCAGTAAACGGACTATAACTACCGCTTGCATTATCCCCTGTCGGGATTGGAGTAAAGTATTTTTTCCAACTCATATTATAATCTTTCCGCTAAGTTAAATACATTTGTACCTGTGTACTTTGTATTCTTTTCAATGTCTTCTAAAATTCCCAACTTATCAAGCTTAGTCAGTATTCCTTGCATAGTAGTATTTAACTGATTCCCACCATTACCGCCACCTGATCCGACTCCTCCAGCAGCTGATGTTGATGCTGATATTGAATTTTTATTTACTTCTTTCATTTGGTCAACTAAGGTTTCAAGAGCTTCTGCTAATTCTTCAATGTCTGATTTACTTTTGCCTACATCTTTTAGAGCATCTAAATTAACTTTTAAATTTGGTATAGCGGATAATGTTGAAAGTTCTGCTACAACAGTTTTTAAAGCTGCACCATCAATTTCTGACATCTTTTGTAATCTAGAAACAAACTTTGATGGTAAATTTAGTGTACCCATTTCACTAGTTGGCATAGCTGTCAATGCTGCAGCAAAATTCATCATAGCTTCTGAATTTGTTTTAACTCCTGCAGCGTTAACTGTTAGGTTACCAAATTCTGATAGTTGATCAAAAGGAGTATCAGCACCAAAGAATCCAGCAATAGCTTTACCAAAAGAAGTAAACACTCCATCGCCTGGCATAGTAGTAGGCAGTGCTGTCATTGCATCACCAAATGCTACCATAGCTCCTGCATTAGCTGTAACTTTTGCGCCGTCAATTGATAATTTACTAAATTTTTCTAAATCTTTTGTAGGATCGCCAACACCAAATAGTTTTCCAATTCCGCCTGCAATATTTCCAACAAGTTCTCCAAGACCTGCTACTGCTCCTGGAGCAACTGATTTCATAGCGTCAGCATAGTTTGCCATTGCTTCAGCATTTGCTTTAACTTGGACACTATCAACTTTAGTATCTCCAAACGTTTTTAAATTAGTTAATGTATCATCTGCTCCAAATAGTTTACCAATGCCTCCTGCAATACCTCCAACCATGTCTCCAAGACCTGTTACAGCTTTTGCTCCACCAGATGCGGCCATAGCAGTACTAAATGCTATTAATGCTTCTGCATTAGTCTTAACTTGTGTTCCATCAATCTTAGCTGCACTGAATTTTTCTAAATTCTTTAGCGGATCATCTGCTCCAAATAGTTTACCGATGCCTCCTGCAATACCTCCAACCATGTCTCCAAGGCCTTTGGCTGCTGTGCCTCCAGCGGCTGCTGTCATTGCTGTTTGAAATGCCATCATAGCATCTGCATTTGTTTTAACTTGTGCGCCATCAATCTTAGCTGCACTGAATTTTTCTAATTGTGCTAGTGGATCATCTGCTCCAAATAGTTTACCAATAGCTCCTGTAATACCGCCAACCATTGAGCCTAGTCCTGCTACTGCTGTGCCTGCACCGAATGCTGCCATTGCTCCTGAAAGCTTAACCATTCCAACAGCGGCAGCTCCTAGTTTAGCTCCATCAATACTTTCAAAAGAAGATAACCCTTCTACAAATGTTGGTAATGATTTACCCAATATCCAAGCTGCGCCTGCTATACCAGCGCCAATTGCTGCTATTGCTGCACCTATTGCTAATGCTCCAACTGGAACCATTGGATGTGCAAATGCTCTTATTCCAGCTGCCGCACCTTTCATTACACCTTCAGCAAGTCCGCCAACAAATCCGCCAACATTCTTACCTATTTTGCCGCCTGCGCCGCCACCTTTGCCGCCTCCACCTTTGCTGCTTCCGCCACCGCCACCACCGCCACCAAACAGTTTGCCAATGCCACTAGTAAATGCTCCTGATACTGCTTTTAATGCAAATAATGCTGCAAAAGCTCCTGCTATTCCTAGTATAACTTTTGGATTTGTAACTACACTTATAAATGCATCTCCAAGTATGCTACCTAACCCAGATATTGCGTTATCAAATACAGCTTTAAATCCACCTTCTTTAAATAAAGCTATAAACTCTTTTGTTTTTGAAGTAAACGCATCAGCAAGATCTTGTATAGCTTGCTTAAATTTAGGATCTCCAACAGTGTCGTTTAATCCTCCAAATGCATCTCCTAGTGTTTCAAACAACCCGCTATCTATTAATGCTGTTTGAATAACTGATCTTATACTCTTTATTGTATCATCAAATGTTAGCATATTTTTTGTGCCATCATTTGTTATTTTTTGTTGAGCTTTTAGATCTTTTATATTAACATTTTTAACAGCGGTAAGTTTAGTAGACATATCTAAAAAGTCTGCTAGTGAAGGGTTAGTCTTTCTTAAGCCTGTAATAAAAATTGCTCTAGCTTTTGCGTCAGCAACTGCACCTTTACCTGTGTTTATTGCAGCAAATTTTTCAAGTGCGCCGCCGGCATTAGCCATAGCATCTATTAATACTTGTGGATCAGCACCTTCTCCAACTTTTACTAAAGCTGCTTGGATAGCAGGACCAGCTTCTCCTAGACCTGCTAAAAATTCAGCAGTAACATCAGATTGAGGTAGTCCCATTAGTAATTCTTTAAATGCTGTTCCAGATGATCCTGCGTATTGATCAATTAAAGCTAATGAAGCTTGTAAATTTAATCCTTCTTCGCTAAGATTTCCTGATGCATCTCTAAATGCATCTAACAATCCCCTGATGCCAGCGTCGGTAGCTTGTGCTTGAAGTGAAGCTTCAACTTCTTTACGTGACTTACCTGTAGCTCTTGCTAGTAGATCAATCTGTTTTAAGTAGTTGGCAGATCCTTTAGCTAATGTTTCAGTTGACTTGCCTTCTAGTCTTCCTGAATTTCTTTGTAAGGTAATATACTCAGCCATGCCTTCGTTGACATCCATGATAGTAAAACCTAAATTCTTTAGTTCGGCAAAGCTACCTGATGCTTTTAAATTTTTATTCATTTCAGCAAAACGCATTTGACCATTTTGTACGTTTCCACCTAGTACCCTAAATGCGTCACTGTTGTTAATAATAAGTTGGGTGTACTCGTCCATGTTAAGTTCCATGTCCGCAGCCGCACGTCTAACCTTTGTTATGTCATTACCTATAGCACCACCAACTGTAGATAACTGTCTAAAGCTTTCAATACTGTTATCAATTAACCCTGCAAGAGGTCCTAATAAAGAACCAACAATAGGAATATGTTTAGTAAAGTCGCTAAAGTTATCGCCACCTTGCAGAAGTTCGTTTCCAAGTCCTTTGATAGCGCCGGCTGCTGCTCCAAGAGCACCCATCATTGCTCCGCCTAGACGACTAGCAAAAGCATCAGCAGCTTTTGAAGCTTTACCTACAGATTTAACGTTTTTCTTTTGTGCTGCATCTGAATTATCATATGTAGTGATGCCGCTCTTTATTGCCTCATTATGAAGCTTTTGTAATTTGGCAGCTTCAGCTTTTGGATCAACGCCGTTTTTCTTTGCCCATGCTTCAATCGTAACGACTAGTTTAGCCAAAGTTGCTTCACTTGCTACACCATTGCCGCCTACATTACTGACTTCTATTTCTTCTGCCAAGATTTCAATTCCGAATTAACTACGCATATAAATAATTAAGATAAGTATTTACATAATGTATTTATACGGAGAACAACATGGCAGATTTCAATCCAGAAGAATCAGAGGAACTTAAAGCATTTAGTCAAGCTAATCCTCTACAAAAATACTTTAGACAACCTAAAGTATACATAACGCTACCTAGTAAGGGTAAATTTTACAAAGATGGCACTATTAATATGCCTGACAATAAAGAGATTCCTGTTTTTGCTATGACTGCAAAAGATGAACTTACAATGAAAACTCCGGACGCATTGCTTAACGGGCAAGCTACTGTTGATTTGATTAGAAGTTGTCTTCCTAATATTATTGATCCTTGGCAAATGCCGTCAATTGATATGGATGCATCACTAATAGCTATTAGGATTGCAACATACGGTGATGAAATGGATATTACTACTAAAGAGCCAGGCACCGGTGAAGATAAATCATATGCAGTAGATTTACGTCAATTACTAAACAAACTAGTAACTGTTGACTATGATAATAGATTAACTTTACTTGATATGGAAATTACTTTAAGACCATTAACATATAAAGAGTTTACAGAAAGTAGTTTAGCAACGTTTGAAGAGCAAAGAATTTTTGCACTAGTTAATGACACTGAAATTGGTGATGACGAAAAGTTAGCAAAATTTAATCAAAGTTTTAAAAAGCTTACTAATCTTACTGTTAGTATTCTTACAAAAAGTATTCATCAAATTCAAATTGGGGATACAATTGTTACTGAAAGAAAACACATTGATGAATTTATTGCAAACACAGATAAAGAATTTTTCAAAACAGTTACAGAACATCTTGAATCCCAGAGAGATAAATTTAGTCTTGAACCAATTAAAGTAATATCAACGCCAGAAGATATAGAAGCTGGTGCTCCTGAAGAGTGGGAAATACCAATTACATTTGATCAGTCAAATTTTTTCGCATAAGGATTTTAGCTTGGTCGGTGGCTGAGATCCTAGAAGAAGTTAAACATATGGAAAACCAACAAAAAGAGATTAGATCAGAAGTTATGAAACTTTGTTGGTATATGCGTGGAGGTATGACTCTTGATGAAGGCTTTGCTACATGTCATGATGATAGATCATTAATGAGTGACATTGTTAAAGAAAATTTAGAAACAACTAAAACAAGCGGTCTCCCATTCTTCTAACGCATAACTGCGTCTAATTCAGCAATCAACGAATCAATTTCAGTATCTATACTTGCGGAAACTTTCTTACGCCTAGCTGCAACATTAGCTGCTTGAGTAGGCGCTCCGGGTGCTTTAGCTTTAGCTACAGGAGCTTTAGCAGGTGCTGCAGGAGCTTTAGCTGTAAGTTGAGCTATCACTAGTGCTACTACTTGTGGACCTGCTTGTTTAATTTCGCCTGCCAATGTTTTTAAGTCTATAGCTGTTGTTGTTCCTGGGTCACCAGCAGTTGCAGGTTGTCCAGCACCAGCGGGTTTCATTGGCTGACCAGTTGCATCATCTTTACCGT